ATCACGTTTGTCGGCGGCCAGTACAGCGTTGCATAATTAGCGCCGAACAATCGGCCCGACACGAAAGAAGGCACACATGCAATTAACCCTTGAAGTAACTAACCACGAAGGCACGTACCAAGTAAGTACAAACCTTTTTACCATTGTGTTATGGGAACGTCGCTTTAAACGAAAAGCAGCTGACATGGCAAACGGTATTGGTGTTGAGGACTTGCTGTTTTTGGCTTGGGAAGCAAGCAAACAAAACAAAATTATTGTGCCAGCAGAATTTGACAAATACTGCCAGCAGGTAACCAACATTGAGGTAACCGCACAAGAGGCCCCAAACCCTACCCAAGCGGCACCTACCGCCGGCAATTAGCCGAACTGTTAGTTGCAACAGGGTGGGCGCCGCATTGGTATTCGCAAGTATTTGACGCGCAAGACTTAGCAACGGTGGCTAAAGTTTTGGGGGACAGAAACAAAAGGTAACCCCATGGCGCAACCAGTTTTACAGGTAAAAGGTATTCAAGAAACCTTGGCGCTATTGAACAAAATAGACCCGTCTTACCGTCGCAAGATCACTACCCGAATTAAGCGAAGCGGTGAAATAATCCTTAGCGAAGCCCGCAGCATGGTTGCTCATTACGACAACAGCAAAGGCAACGGCGCCCCGCTTTCGGGCATGGTTCGAGGCAACCTAGTGCGAGGCCGTGAAACCAGTTGGCGCACCGATCAAGTACAAAAAGGTTACAAAATTAAAGTAGGTGTGCGCCCCAGCCGTGAACGCTACGTAGATTTTAACCGCGGCGGTTACACCGAACAGGTGGTTTTTGGTGCCAAGCCTTACCGGCTTATGGTGGTGCAATCAACAGACCCAGCGGGCGTGATCTATGACCATGCCGGGCGAAATGTCAGCAGCTTGTTCGTGGCCAACCTTACAAAAGAGGAAGGCAACCAACCGCGTGTAATTGACAAGGCAGTAACTAAGAACCGTGACGCTGTGCAACAAGACATACAATTGGTTATTAGCGACGTTGAAAAACGCACGAACACGCAACTAAAGCAGAGGGTTAAATAATGGCAATTAACATACCGATTATTACGTCGTTTGTTAATACTGGTATTCAGGCTGCCGACAAACAACTAAAAAAGTTTGGTACTAGCGCTTCCGCTGTTGCGGGCGCGGCTGGCGGTTTGTCTATTGCATTTGCCACGGTAAAGAGCGTTATTGGCCCAGCGATTACCGCGGCGTCAAACCTGCAGGAAAGCATGTCAAAAGTAAACGTTATTTTTGGCAAGGGCGCGGGTGAGGTAGAAAAGTTTGCAGCTAGCGCGGCCCGTAACCTTGGGCAGTCGAAGCAATCGGTTTTGGACGCTGCCGGGGCGTTTGGCACGTTTGGTAAAGCAGCGGGTTTAGGTGGCCAAGACTTAGCCACATTTAGCAATGACTTTACGGCCCTAGCAACCGATTTAGCGTCGTTCAATAACACAAGCCCCGAGGAAGCCGTACAGGCGATTGGTGCCGCGTTACGTGGCGAAGCCGAACCTTTGCGCCGTTTCGGTGTTTTGCTCAATGACGCAACGTTAAAACAAGAGGCGTTAAACCTTGGCATTTATGACGGCAAGGGTGCGTTGACGGCACAACAAAAGATTTTGGCCGCGCAATCCGCAATTTATAAACAAACAACCGACGCCCAAGGTGACTTTTTACGAACTAGCGACGGACTGGCAAATAGCCAACGTACGTTAAGCGCCGAATTTGCAAACATACAAGCGCAATTAGGTCAAAAGTTGTTGCCGTTAATGGAAGACTTTACGCAATCGTTGTTAAACATTAGCGATTGGGTGCGCAGAAACCCTAAAACTTTTAATGTTATTGGCAAGGGCTTGGGCATGATTGCCGAGGAAGCCTTAAAAGCGTCGTCCGTTTTTGCGGTATTTGTTTACAGATTAGTAAACATTGCTTCTAATGTCGTAGAAGTAGACAAGGCAACGGGCGCGTATAACGAAAACCTAAAGCGATCTACAGCTGCACACATTCGAGGCGTAGACGCCGCACACGAATTTAACAAAAGCCTTAAAGATACTGAAGTAAAAACAGGTGGCGCGTCTAAAGCAATTAACGAACTTTACGACGTCATTAGCGACAAACTAACCGACGCCCTTGAGGACGCTAAAGATCAGTTAACCGACGCGCAAGAAGCCTTTGCAGATTTCGGCAAAAACGTAGCAACCAGCATTAGCGAAGGCTTTAATTTTGCGAGCGCTAAAGAAGCAGGCGACGAAACAGGCGCCGGGTTTTTGGAAGGTTTGCGCGATCAAGTGGAAGGCGTTCGAGAGTATGCCCGCAACGTGGAATTGTTGTTACAGCGTGGCCTTAGCGAAAACGCATTACAAGCCGTATTAAACGCTGGCGCCGACGCTGGCGCTGCCATTTCAGCCGAACTTATTGCAGGCGGTCAGGAAGCCATTACAGGCCCGGGCGGTGTAAACGAATTGGTAGCAACCGTTGAAAATGTCGCAAACAAACTAGGGCTTGATACCGCAGGCCGTTTCTACCAAGCGGGCGTAGACCAAGGGCAAGCGCTGGTTGCAGGCTTAGAAAGCGTTTTAGCCAAATACGAAAAAATACTTAAAAACCCGAAACTAACAACTAAGCGCCTTGAAAGTTTGCTAGAGCAAGCCCAAACCGACATTGCGTTTACGCAAATAACAGCAGGGCAAACAATTGCTACCCCAGCACCAACAGCTGCACAAATGACCAGCATTGCCGAACACCAAGCAATGCGCGGCGTAACACAAAACTTTACTGTCAACGTCACCGGCGGCATGGCAACCAGCGCCGAAATTGGGCGCGTAACACAAGACGGCCTACGCGCACTAGCCCGCCAAAACGGCCCATTAGACATACCAATCGCAGGTTTTAGATAATGCCCGGCAGCACCATAACCCAAGCGGGAAACTACAGCCTTTTTATTGACACAGGTTTTAACGTAAACGCATTTGTATTAGACGATTACTTAAAAGGCGTACTAGATAACACAACCTTTGTACTTGACGGCACCGACGACTACGCCAACGTAACCAACAGCACCACGCAAGTCAGTATTCGACGCGGCAGACGCGACCAAGGCGATCAATTCGTTGCTGGAACAATGACATTTACCATATTTGACGTTGACGGCATTTTTAACCCGTTTGACGATACCGGCCCGTATTACAACACGCCCGAGGCTTTGCCGGGTTTAGCACCGTTGCGACAAGTTTATTTTGTACGTTACGACGCAAGCAATAACCCGGAATACCTATTCCGTGGGCGCGTAGTGAACTATGACTACAACTTTAATTTAGGCGGCTTAGATACCGTCACCGTTTACTGTTCAGACGATTTCTACCTATTAGGGCAAACCTATATGGACGAACTAAACGTAACCGTACAAACAAGCGGCCAACGCATAACAACCGTTTTAAATCTGCCCGAAGTGGACTACCCAACCGGTGCAGCTAGAAACATTAACGCAGGCACCGTAGACCTAGGCCACAACACAGCCTTTACCGTGCCAGCAGGAACCAACGCTTTAAATTATTTAACTCAAATAAACCAAACCGCAGAATTTGGCCGCCTGTTTATGTCACGTGACGGGGTGTTGACCTTTACGCCGAGAGTGTCGCAAACCCTTAGCGGGTCAGTAGCAGACTTTCACGACGACGGAACCGGCATACCCTACGACGGCTTAGGTATTACGTTTGAAGCAGACGCCGTAACCAATCGCGTTTACATAGAAAACCTAGACGGACACAGCGCAACCGCCAACGATTTAACAAGCCAAGCCGCATTTTTTGTGCAAACCAACAGCATAACTAACAGCCTGTTAGACAACAGCGAAGTAGCCGACGCGGCAACCTACCTTTTAAATGGCACCCCCGAACCGCGCTACAACAGCGTAGAAACCGTCCTAGGCGCGCTAACAACGGCCCAACGTGACACCGTGGCCATTGTGGACATTAACGACACAATCACCATAGAAAAAACTTTTACTACAGGGCCTACAACTACGGTGCTTGCCCAAGAATTGGGCGTAGAGGGTGTCGAGCATGAAATAACGCTAGACGGCCACCGGGTACGGCTGTTTACTACCCCTACGGTAATTGTTTACGAACTGATACTTGATAACGCCGAATTTGGAACTATAGACACAAGCAACGTGCTTGGTTAGATTAGGATTTAATCACTATGGCAACACCCCCAGACTTTACCGCAGGCCAAATACTAACCGCCGCGCAAATGGACTTAATTGGTATGTGGCGCATTAGCGGCGGAACGGCAACATTCTATGATGGCGTTTTTACGGCTGATTATCGCAATTACAAAATCAATTTTTCGCTGACTAACTCAGCAAGTCAACCGATTTATTTTCGTTTTAGGGCAGCGGCAGCCGACAACACAACAGCAAACTATAACGACCTTGTTCAAGGCGTACAAATCAACGGAACTGCAAATAACATTTTGGCAAGCAGCCAAGATAAATTCACTTTGGGTTATGCAGGTAGCACAGAATTTTTGCGTATGAGTGGTTCAATAGATGTGTTTGGGCCACAAGTCGCGCAACATAAACAAATTTTAGGAACCGCTAATTCGGTTGATAGCACCTACAACCGAAACATGATCTTGAATTACGGTTCATTTTTTGGCGCAACAACGATATTTGACGGTTTCAAAATTTTGCCTAATAGCGGAACTATCACAGGCACAGTACAAATTTACGGGTACAGGGATTGACTATGGAAAACAACGATAACGGTTATGAACTGCAAGCAAACCACGACGCAGGCGTAAACAAACTAATTGCATTAGGTCTGACGTGGGACGAAGTAGCCGCGTTATTTGGTTTGCCACCTGACGCCCAGCCTGAATAATGAAATGGCGTTACTTATTTGCTTACACGCTTTTAATCGCCGTGGTAGTTTGGGGTTGTAGTGGTTGCACCGTTTCTAAAACGAATATTGAGTACCAATGCTTTACAAAGGCCAGTTGTGAATAAAACACCCGAACAGCACCACGCTTCACTAATCGTATTTGTAGGCCGACTAATGGCCTTGTGCTTTACCTTTACCGTTATGGCATTTATATACGGAATTTTATTCGTAGACCAACCTACGGAACAGGCCCCCACAGACGCGCAACTAATTGACCTTTTAAGCACGTTGCTGGTATTTCTTACTGGCACACTTAGCGGCCTTGTGGCGTCTAACGGTCTAAAAAGCAAACCGGGAACGCCAGCGGAATAATGATTGCTAAAGCCAAACCCGGCGTTGTAGGCGCTCGAGATTACATAGGCAACAGCGACGGCCCCGCAGCTGGTAAACGTGCTGGCACCGAGGAATGGGTACGCCAAGCAATTAAGTATTCAAACGGCGCGTTATGGAATAACGGTACTTTTATGGTGCGCGACGTTAAGGGTAAGCCCGGCAGTTTAAGTGTTCATTCTTGCGCGCGGGCTATGGACTTGTCTTACCGCAAAATGGACACTAAAGGCATAAAAGAAGGCCGCGCTGTGTCTAAGGTTTTTATTGACAAAGTTCTAGCCAACGCAAACGCTTTCGGCGTACAAATGGTTATTGTGTATTTCAGCAAACCTTGGGGCGCGTCATGGCGCTGTGATCGCCAAGCGTGGAAAGTGTACGAAACAAAAACCGTGTCGGGCGCACCCGGTGGCGATTGGTGGCACGTCGAATTGTCGCCCGCAATGGCAGACAACCCCGAAGCCGTAAAAGCCATATTTGAAGCCACGTTTGGGGTATCCACAACCGCGTAACAATGGTTCGCTAGGGTTTTCGTACCGACGGAAAGCCCAATTTATGACCGAGCCACAAACCTTTATTTACGAGTGCTA